AATAAACTCTTGGAATCGCTTCAGTACACCAGGTCCGGTTCCCATCTCTTAGCTGCTGCAGGATGGCTTCAATATTCTTCTTCATCTTCGCCAGGTATTCTATGTTATTGCCACGGAGCAGTGCCCGGTTGATGTGGTCCAATATCTCACGTTCTGCTTGCTCATAAAACTTGACAAGCCGCTCTATTTCGGCATCGCTGAATTGCCTTACATCTGCCATTATTCTTCACCTTCGCCTTCTTCTTCACCTTCTACTGGCGGCAAGGAGATTGTCGGCAACTGAGTATTTACCTGGCTTTCCTGCTCGGATTTTATGCGGTCTATTTCCTCTTGCAGGGCTTCACCCTCCAAGCCATACAGCCGCCTGAGTGAGCTTTCAAGACTTGTCAGCCCGGCAGTATACCTCTGGACTTCATTCTGTGTAAGCTCCTGTTCATCATCTGGCAAGCCGTCTTTCCAGTCAATGTGGATGTTTTCAAGAACAACAGCTCCAGCCATACCCTGTGCTTTTTCCAATCGTGATGCCAACCAGAGGACTTCTTTCAACGCTGGATCGAACCTCATGCGGATACGGTTTACCTTTGCCAACGGAGCCATCATCAAGCGTCTTAGTGCTGTGCCTGACTCTGCCAGTCCGGATTTGAGTTGACCAAACGCTGCTGCACTGGTCTCGCTCAAAATATATAACTGCTCCATCAGCAGATCAATCTGCTTGAACGCCGCTTCCAATTGGCCGTCCCAGGTAACATATCCCGGCGGCTGTTCGCCCTGGCCAACGGGGAAGTATTTACCACCGCCTCGGTAGCCCCATTGCCCGGTTGCTGGGTCGTGCTCCAGTGCCGTATCCGGACCGTACATATTCGGATCTGCATGCTTGTCAAGGATTCGGCTTATCTGCGCAATACGAACCTCAAGCTCCTGGATGATACTATCCAGGTCACTATAATCGTCCAGGCCAGTTACTCTGTCAGTGGTAAGGATATTATTCACCGGAACAACCAAGAATTCATCAACGCCTGTTTCTGTTTCTTCTTGCTCTATAGCCTGGCCGATTATGTTATTCTCAACCGGGTATTTAGCTGTGATTATCCTGCCCTTTTCGTGTATCTCTGTTTGGAGGTATTTCTTTGTAACGGTTTTGCCCCTCTCCTGGGTGTCCTCTTCATACGTCCACGCCAAAACATGCGCCTGTGTCTCTTTGATGTTGTCTGGTTTGACCACCGGAAACCATATCGCCGGCTGTTGGCCTTCGATTATGCCACGATTATCGTATCTCACTTTAAAAATCCCGGTCCCATATCTACTAACGTCTAGCGCAACTTCATACGCCACGTTAAAAAGGCCGTTGTCTTCGATAATCCGTTCAACAGCTACCTGCTCCTGGCTGTCCTTGTCACCGGCCGTAATTCGAGGCGGTTCTCCCAACAGCAAATCCGCAAACAGGAGCGTAAATCGTTTGTGCCAGTTCAACACCATTTCAAGTGCCGCTTGCTGGTCCTCACGTAGCAGCCTTATCCAGTCTTTATATACCTTCTCATGTTTGCCCTCAAAAAGCAGTCTGTTTTGCGCATATCTTTCCAGCCGCTCCGCTTCTGTTGGCGGGGGCCATGGGTTTCCAGGGCTAATGAAACTTAAACTTGTTAGCAAATGTATCACCATCCTTGTGGTTTTCGTACAACGGGCCTCTTTTCAAAGAATTCATCCTCATACGCATATCGGAGAGCGTCAATAAGATGATTGTCCTTGTCAACAGGTACCGGCAACACGTTTCCATTTTTATCCTCTTTCCATTTATATTTCATCAATTCGTTTTTCATATTTTGACACTTTACATCCACAACAATAGTCTGCTGCTGCAACCACTGTATGCCATGATTAACGCTGTCTTTGCCCTTCTTGGCGCCGATGGCATTAACTCCATACTGCCGCAGTTCCTTAATGCTTTTTGGCTCTGCGCTGTCACATACAACCAACTGATTACCGATTATCTTTTTAACCTCTATCGCAAGCATGTCATTAGTAAGCCCCGGCATATATAATTCGTCAAGCACATATATTGTTTTTTTCTTCCTGTCATAATGTGTATGCGGTAACGCCGACGGGTCTTCCGCAAAGCCGAAGTCAAGGCCGTTCCTGAAGTTATCTGCAATCGGCTTAAGCCATGACAGGTCTTCAACCCTCCAGTTTTTGAATATAACTGCGCCCAGAACGCCCCAATTGCCAAGGGTGTAAACCTCATAAAAGTACTTATCTGTTTCATTCTCCAGGGCCCTAATATCCTGCTCTGTCAGGAACCTGTTGTCCTTATACGTCGTTTTGAGAATTGATAATTTATCGTCTTTATATTTTCTCTTACTATCCTCCCAGACGTTAAGGAAAAATTCATTAAATATCCAATGGTCCTTTAGTATCGGGTTAAACGATAGCGTTATTCGCTTTACAACCTTTGTCCTTCCACGCAACCTCTTTGTGAGCTGCTTATATGCGTTATACTCAATCTCTGTTGCTTCCTCAATCCATATATCGGTTATAACGCCTTTTGCCGGTGTGATGGATTTTATCTTTTCAGGGTCATCAAGGCCGCAAAACAAAATCTGATAGCCATTAAAGCAAGTTATCGTAAACTCGGATTTCAGCACAGTAAAAAAGCTATTCAGCCCCATATCGCTAATGGCTTTGATTATCTCATTATATGCTGAGCCTCTAATAGTTTTAGCTACATTTCTTATAACTAAATAGTTTCTGCCGCCCTTCATTAAGTCAAGTACGGTTCGCTGTGCCAAAAACACCGACTTGCCGGAAGCTGAACCGCCGTAAAATATCTGTGTCGGGGTGTCATCGTGAAGATATGGGATGTAAACCGTGTTAAATATATTAGTGTTTACATTTAGCTTAACCTTCCTTTTCTTCTTCGTTTCCGTATTCATCTTCATCTACCAACTTTATTTCTACCTCGACGTCATGGTCGAACTTGCCCTCCATGTTATAATGGCTCAATTCCTTCCATTCTCCGCCGCTTCGATTGACCAGGTAGAATTTTTGAGCAAGCACATTGCCGGAAATTGCTGACATAAACAACGCATCTTCCACTAAATGAAGTCTTATTTTTTTAGCTTCATCAACTTCCTTTGCAAACTCAGGGTCTGCGGCTCTTGCTTTCCTATACGTGGAGGTGTCAATACCCATAGCCTCGCAAATGTTTACTATTGTATTGCCATTGGCTATTAAGTTAATAAATAGCTGTTTTTTTCTTTCTGTAAACTTACGCTGTGGAGCCATCACTCAACACCTGCCTCTTTAATAGCCTTTTTTATCAATTCCTTAATGTGAGAAGAACTCTCTCTTGCTGCCTTGCCACTCTTAAACGGTATTCTGATAACTGCACAAGCTTTATCACGAACCACCAAAAACGAAACAAGTTCATCCTTTTCGTCAACCATCGCTTTTGCTATTTCCTTTGCTATTACTAATGTCAATTCATTTATTTTTGCCAGTCTTTTTTGTTCATCCTCCTTTGTCTTTATATCTTCTACTGATAGCCTAGGGAATAATTGCGATGTCGGATACCTGAATAAGTCAATCTTTTCCGGGTTTAACTTGTGCTGCCGCACCTTTTTGATAATTTCGCCCTTTGATATGTCGCCTTTTATAAGGTTCAGATTGTTTACCAGGTTGAACTCTTCTTCCTTGTCAATGTTTCTTTCTATAACAACAACCTTAACCGTG